TGTTGTACTACACCGACAACTTTAAAAAAATGGTGTCAAATCTAACAAATGATTATGATAATTTGTTAGAAGAAGAAAGAATCATTATTCCTTTCTTCGATGAGTCTTGTAGTGTGTTTGCATTACAGGGTAGGGCTATTGGTAAAAGTAATATGCGTTATATTACGATTAAAATAGACGAAGATAAACCTAAAATATTTGGATTGGAACGAATCGATCCAAATAAAACGGTTTATGTGGTAGAAGGACCTATTGATTCTTTATTTGTTAATAATGCTCTTGCAATGGCAGGTAGTGATGTTGATAAATCATTTTTTGAAAGATATGAAGATGTTGTTTTTATACTAGACAACGAACCAAGAAATCTTCAAATTGTAAAAAAAATGGAAGCTATCATTAATGATGGATATAAAATTTTGGTCTGGCCAGAAAAAATTAAACAAAAAGATATTAATGATGTCATTTTGTCTGGAATCGACACTTCAGAATTAATGTCTATTATAAGTAAAAATACCACTTCTGGTCTACAGGCCAGATTGCAGTTCAACAACTGGAAGCGTTGTTGAACTTTACACAATTAAACAACAAAAATAAGGGTACGCTGATGTTGAAAGTAGTTAATACTAATAAAGAAACTGATGTTCGCTCTGTGATGTCGCAGGCGAAGTTCTATGAAAGTTACTCCCGATGGAATGATGATAAAGATCGTTACGAAACTTGGGAAGAATCCGTTGCTAGAGTTATGGATATGCATCGTAATTATTATGCAGATAAAATGACTCCAGAGTTGTCCTTACTAATAGATGAGGCAGAGAATTTATATAAACTTAAATACGCACTAGGAGCGCAAAGAGCTCTACAATTTGGTGGTGAACAACTACTAAAACATCAAATGAGAATGTACAACTGTACTTCTTCCTATGCAGATAGGGCTGCATTTTTTGGCGAACTTTTTTATGTACTTTTATGTGGAGCGGGTGCCGGATTTTCGGTGCAGAGACACCATGTAGATAAATTACCATCTATCTCTGAAAGAAAAAAACAAGCAAAAGGATATGTTGTTGAAGATTCTATTGAAGGTTGGGCAGATGCACTTTCTGTACTAGTGTCTTCGTATTTTGTTGGTGGGGGGACTCACCCAGAATTTGAAGGTCGTAAAGTATATTTTGACCTACAAAAAGTCCGTCCAAAAGGTGCAATGATCTCTGGTGGATTTAAGGCGCCTGGGCCAGAACCACTAAGAAAATCTCTTGATAAGATTGAGCATTTAATCCAAGGCAGAGTCCTTGCTGGCGAGTCGAGGCTGCGTCCTATTGATGTTTATGACATTGCCATGCACGCTGCAGATGCCGTCCTTGCTGGGGGTGTTAGACGCTCGGCAACCATCTGTTTATTTTCACCAGATGATGACGAAATGGCTAATGCAAAAACTGGATCTTGGTACATTGACAACCCACAGCGTGGTAGATCAAATAACTCTGCAGTTATTGTTAGAGATGAGGTTACAAAAGAACAATTTGGTCAGTTGATGAAATCTATTAAAGAATTTGGTGAGCCTGGATTTTACTTTGTTGAAAATAAAGACCACACCACAAACCCATGCGTTGAAATCGGAATGTATCCACAGATTGATGGTGAGTCTGGTTGGCAAGGTTGTAACTTGACAGAAATCAATGGTGGTAAGTGTACAACAAAAGAAGAGTTCTTTAAGGCGTGTCGTGCTGCATCTATTATGGGCACACTGCAAGCAGGATATACAGATTTCAAATATATCTCAGATTCTTCAAAAAGAATTTTTGAAAGAGAGGCTTTATTAGGAGTGTCTGTAACTGGATGGATGAATAACCCAGAAATTCTACTTGATGCAGAAACTCAAAGAGAAGGTGCAGAAATTGTAAAGACAGTAAACAAGGAAGTTGCTAATCTTTTAGGTATCAATCCTGCTGCAAGAACTACATGCGTTAAACCATCTGGAAATGCATCTGTATTGTTAGAAACTGCGTCTGGTATCCATGCAGAACATGCTCCTAGATATATTAGACATGTTCAAATGAATAAAGAGGCGGAAGTTGCTAATCTAATTGCAGAAACAAATCCTTATATGGTAGAAGAATCTGTTTGGTCTACCAACAGAACTGATTATTGTCTTGCGTTTCCTATTATTTCGCCCAAAGGTTCTTTATATAAAGAAGATTTGTTTGGAGTAGATTTATTAGAAAAAGTGCAACTTGTCCAACAAAATTGGGTTGAAGCTGGGACTAATGTTGAACTCTGTGCGGAACCAAACATTCGCCACAATGTATCAAACACAGTAACTGTTCCTGAACATATGTGGAGTCAAGTAGAAGATTATCTGTATAGAAATCGTGCATATTTTGCCGGAGTGTCTTTCTTGGCTGGTTCTGGTGACAAAGATTTCAACCAGGCGCCTATGACTGCAGTAAAAACTGAAGATGAAATTGTCACTGAACATGGTCGTGGAGCAATGTTTGCATCTGGGTTGATTGTTGATACCCTAAAGGGGTTTAATGATTTGTGGGAAGCAACAATGATTGCTCAGTTACCAGAAGAACATCGTGGAGAAATTTCTGATAATCGTGCAGAATGGATTCGTAGGTTTAATAAATTCGCCGAAAACTATTTCAATGGTAATTTGAAAGACGCCGAATATTGTTTGAAAGATGTGGCCATTCTACACAAATGGACTAAAATTCAACAAAATATGAAGCCGATTGACTTTGTAAATAATCTAAATGACAAAACTTTTACTGACATCGATACTATGGGTGCAGTTGCCTGTCAAGGCGGCGCCTGCGAAATTGAGTTTTAAATTTGCACAATTTCTAAATAATAGTAAGTTGTTAGGAGAGGAATAACAAATGTCAAAACAACTCAAAGAATGTAATTTTTGTGGTGTTGAATTCATTGTTAATTTTGTAGACGAAGATGAAGTCGTAAAATTCTGTCCTGCCTGTGGGGAGTCACTGGATGACTATATATTAGATAGTGACTCTTACACAGACGAGGATGATGAATGGTACAGAGATTCGGAGGAATAGATTATAGTTTAACTTCCCCCTCAATATGTATTTATGAGGGGGAAGTTAATGAATTTGACTTTAATAAATGTAAAATATATTTTCTATCAAATACTAAAAAATTTTCCACATACAATTATAAGAATATAGACGGACAAGAAAATCTGTCTAATTTTTCGAGCCCAGAAGAAAGATATGACTTTATTTCTGACTGGGCAATGGACATAATTATTAGTCATGAAGTGGAAAAGGTTGCGATAGAAGATTATAGTTATGGTTCAACTGGG